ATCAAACTTGGTATATGCCCTGTAAACAACATTCATTAGAAGAAGAGTTTAGAAAAAAATACAAATGTCCACCAGGATATAAAAAGGATTATGTAAAACACAAATGCGTAAAAATGACAGAGCAGGAACTTGCTGAAGTAGGTCCAAGAGGTGGTATTAGAAAGTCACCAAAAGCTCCTGCATCAGACACTCCTAATAGAAATCCAAAAGGTAAGGGTACAGCTAGGGGTACAGCAAAAGGAAAAAGAGGTGCTAAAGTATCTGCGAAAGACAGAAAGACATTACAAAAAAAAGCTGATGACTTTAACAAAAGATATAAAGAAAAGTTAGGTTATGGTGTTACAGTTGGTATGTTAGCTTCGGTCTTCCAAAGAGGTCTTGGTGCGTTTAACAGGAGTAGCTCTCCAAGAGTTAACAGTCCTAGTCAATGGGCATTTGCACGAGTCAATGCGTTTCTGTATTTAGTGAAGAACGGAAGACCACAAAATGCAAAATACGTTACAGATAATGACATACTCCCATCTAAACATCCAAAATCAAGTAAATAACTAAATATATAATTATGCCAGGATATTACCCAAGTAGAGATAAAAAGCCAAGCAAAAGAAGAAGAAAAAACGCTACAGTAAGCAATTCAAGCCCTAAATCTTCAAGTAGGGGTTGTTTATGCCCTGATGGTAAAACCTATCACAAAGACTGTTGTGATGGGACACTTGAAGCTCAAGGAGTTGGTAAAGTTTAAAAATACAACAAAAGAAAAATAATAAGTAATAGATATAAATAATCTATCTTATTATGAAAGCAAGTGAAATTGTAACTAAAATCAAAGATGTTCTTTTATCAACAAATTCAGAAGAAGAAGTAATTACTTCTACTAACGAAGTTGAATTAAAAGAAGAAGCTTCTGTTGAAGAAGCTAAAGTAGAAACTTCTGATGTAGAATTAAATACTATGGAAGAAGAATATCAAGATGAAAGCGAAATGACTCACACTCCTGACCATGAGGAATACGTTGAGGAAAAATATGCTACAAAAGAAGAAATGGCAGAGCTTAAGTCTATGGTAGAGAAATTAAAAGGCATGGTAGAAGCTAAAGACGAGACTAAAGAAGAAGTTCCACAAGAACTATCTTCAGAAGAACCTGCTGAAGCTATATCTCACTCACCTGAAAACAAAGTAAGTGAGAAAATCGGTGTTAAGTTTTCACCTAATGCAAACAGAAACACTACTTATAATAGAGTATTAAACGCAATATCTAATAATTAAATTAATTTAAAATGGCAACAACAACTTCAATAACTACTACTTACGCTGGTGAATTTGCTGGTAAATATATTTCAGCAGCTTTATTATCAGGTAAAACTTTAGCAGAAGGTAACATAACAGTAGTACCTAATGTTAAATTTAAGCAAGTGATGAAAAAAGCAGCAACTAACGATATCGTTAAAAATGCTACTTGTGACTTTACAGACACATCAACACTTACACTAACTGAAAGAATCTTACAACCAGAGGAATTTCAGGTAAACTTAGAACTTTGTAAAAAGGATTTTAGAAGTGATTGGGAAGCAGCTCAAATGGGATTTTCTGCATTTGATAACTTACCTCCTTCTTTTTCTGACTTTTTAATTGCTCATGTAGCAGACAAAGTAGCTCAAAGAATGGAAACTAACATCTGGACAGGTACTAACGCAACTGAAGGACAATTTGATGGGTTCATCACTACTTTAGGTGCTGATTCAGACGTAGTTGATGTAACAGGTACATCTTCAACTTCTGCAAACATCATAGAAGAGTTAGGTAAAATAGCAGACGCTATTCCTTCAACTGTATATGGTGCAGAGGATATGGCTATCTATCTACCAGGTAATATGTACAGAAACTACATTAGAGCTTTAGGTGGATTTGGTGCTTCAGGATTAGGAGCAGCAGGTACTAACGACCAAGGTACTCAATGGTATAACATGGGTGCAGGTTTATCATTTGATGGTATTCAAGTGCTACACGCGCCTGGTCTATCTGATAATGATGCAGTTGCAGCTCAAAAATCAAACTTATTCTTCGGAACAGGATTAATTTCTGACCAAAATGAAGTAAAAGTAATTGATATGGCTGACTTAGACGGTTCTCAAAATGTGAGAGTTGTAATGAGATTTACTGCTGGTATTCAGCACGGAATTGGAACTGAAGTAGTATTATACGCTACATCATAATAAAACTAATTGTTTAACATAAAAAAGGTAGGTGGAAATTTACTACCTGCCTTTTTTTATAAAATATAAAAATTATGGCTTGTGATTTAACAAAAGGAAGAAAAGAACCTTGTAAAGATGTCGTAGGTGGTATAAAAGCTGTCTATTTCGCTGACTTTGGAGATATAACTATTGCTTTCGATTCAGTTGACACAGATGTTGTCGAGGATTTAGGTACAGTAACAGTTTATGAGTACGAAGTAAAAGGTAACTCATCTTTTGAACAAACAATCAACAGTTCAAGAGAAAATGGTACAACATTCTTTGAGCAAACTTTAAACTTAACATTACACAAATTGACTGTTCAAGACCACAAAGAATTAAAGTTATTAGCTTTCGGAAGACCTCACGTAATTGTACAAGATTACAATAACAACGCATTTCTAATGGGTGCAGAACACGGTGCAGATGTATCAGGTGGTACTATTGTAACTGGTGCAGCTATGGGAGATTTATCTGGATATACTTTAACACTTACTGGTATGGAAACAAAACCAGCTAATTTCTTAGAGGGTGCTACAGCAGCAGACCCATTCGCAGGATTGACTGGAACAGTAACTGTAACACAAGGTACTAACTCTTAAACAGAGTAGGTTCTTAAATATAAAAGAGGGCATTTTGTCCTCTTTTTTTTTGAACAATAATAGACTTAATAGGTTATATAAGTATGATAAGATTATCGCCTACTACTAACGCACAAACAATTAGTATTATACCTAGAGCATATACGGTTGCTAGTGATTTGTCTATGGTTATAAAAGAAGATGGTACAAGAAAAACTCAAACAATAAATGATATTACGTCTAGTTTATCTACTAATGGTAATTTTTTGCAAATGTCTATAGCATTTACTATTTTAACAGCAGAAAACAGCTATTCATTTGAGTTGAAGCAAGGTTCTACTTTATTATTTAGAGGTAAAGCATATTGTACTTCACAAACTGATAATACAACAGACCACACATTAAACAGTAATAAATATAATCAGTATGCAGACCCAGATGAAGTAGCTCAAAAATATATAATATTAGAATAGCATGGATAAAATAAAAATAATAAATCTTTCTGGATATGAAGTTCCAAGCATAAGAGAATCAACAAGACATAACTGGGTTGAATATGGTGACCATAATAATTATTTTGGTGACCTTATAGAAAAATATTTAGGCAGTCCAACAAACTCAAGATGTATAAACGGTATATCTGACTTAATTTATGGTAGAGGTTTAAATGCTACCGATTCTGAAACTAACGCTGTTCAGTTTGGAAAAATGCAAGAAATATTAAAAGATAAAGATGTAAGAAAAATTGTTAGCGATTTAAAACTCTTAGGTCAAGCAGCAATACAAGTTGTTTATAATAAAGCCAAAACAAAGATTATGTCATTAAGACATTTTCCTACTGAAACATTAAGAGCAGAAAAAGCTAAAGAAGGTAAAATAAAAGCTTTTTACTATCATCCTAAATGGGATGAACTAAAGCCTTCAGACAAACCAAAAAGAATACCAGCTTATAAGTTTGGTAGAAAAAGTGAAACAGTAGAGATTTATTGTGTAAAACCTTACAAGGCAGGGTTTTATTATTATTCTCCTGTAGATTATCAAGGATGTTTGCAATACTGTTCATTAGAAGAAGAGGTTTCTAATTATCACATAAACAACATACAAAATGGTTTACAACCTTCTATGTTACTTAATTTTAACAATGGTATTCCTTCAGATGAAGCTCAACAAATTATAGAATCTAAAATATATGATAAATTCAGTGGGTCTTCTAATGCTGGTAAATTTATATTGTGTTTTAATGAAGACAGTGAAGCACAAGCAAATGTGGAACCAATTAACTTACCTGATGCACACGCACAATATGAATTCTTAGCTAAAGAATCTAGAGAAAAGATAATGATTGGTCACGGTGTTGTTTCACCTATACTACTTGGTATAAAAGATAATACTGGTTTTGGAAATAACGCAGAAGAATTAAGAACAGCATCTGTGCTTATGGACAACATTGTAATTAGACCATTTCAAGCATTACTAATCGACTCTTTCAACAAGTTGTTAAATTTTAACGGTATAGAACTTAATCTTTACTTTGTTACATTACAACCAATTGAGTTTACAGAACTTGATAACATTGAAACAAAGATTAAAAGAGAAGAAGAAACAGGGGAGAAGCTATCATCACAAGAAAAAAATGATATTTCTGATGAAGAAGGAGATGATTTATTGTCACAACTAGAAGAATTAGGTGAAAAAATAGATGAAACTGATTGGGAACTTGTACATACTGAAAAAGTAGAAGATTCTGACAAAGAATTTGACCTAACAAGTCTTTCTATGCCAACTCAAGATGATGCTAAACCTAATAAGGTATCATCACAAGA